CCTGTGGTTTTAAAATGAAATATTGGGATGGACCCAACTGTTGTTTTGCAACTTCTAAAAAAAGTTGGAAACCATTTGAACAAAAATATAGTGGCTCGGGCCCTCGTTTGGATTAAATATGGGTGTACCCGCTAAATTAACCGAAAGACAAATCAAATTCGCAGAATTACTAGTATACAACGAAGGGCGTAAGAGTCCTGCGGAGTGTGCTAGTGAATCAGGCTATAAAAGCAGACCTAGACAGGCTGCATCTGAATTACGTAACCCTAAATACTCACCCTTAGTAGTTAAATACATTGGAGAGTTAAGAGCCGAAGTCCAGGAAAAATATGGTGTGAATTTCGAACGACATATCACAGAACTCGCTAAGATCAGAGATGAAGCTAGAATTAAAGGAGCGTGGAGTGCGGCTACCAATGCAGAAGTAGCACGTGGTAAAGCTGCTGGCTTATATGTAGATCAAAAATTAATTCTATCGGGTAATCTAGATCAGTTAAGTGAAAAAGAATTAGAATCCAGAATGAAACAAATCCTAGATGATCATAAAGTTTTAATTGATGGTGTAGCGATCGAGGCTACTGGCGAAAAGAACAATCTAAATAAATTACCACCAACATAAGAAATAGTACCAGTCCTTGGTGTGTGTTCAGAACATTATTCCAGTATTTATAACATCCTTTGATGTATGTTAACATATATTCCTTTGGTTGATTATTTTTTGAGAATCTTCAGTAGATCTCTTTGAGCAGAGTATGGATTCATAGAAGTTAGTAAGCCTTTCAAGTCTTTTGCTTTAACTTTATTACTTATTACACCTTTATCTATTAAGCCTTGAGGATTGGGTCCTCTCACAGGTGGAATTTGCTTCCACTTAACATGAGGCATATTCTTAACTAGAGTCTTATTAATCATATGTTTATCTTCTCCATCTTTAATATACACCCTATCGGGAATACATTCCTATCAGAATAAACTTCATCTGTAGTATCATAGCTCGCAAATGTCCAGAGAAACTTCTTCGTCTTTTTGTAGACGTAGGCAAACGAACGCATCTTAGAACATTCAAATTTATCGAATTCATCCGGCGTAGCATGCCCTCCATCCGCAGTTATGTCAAGCCAAGAAATATTATAAAAATAAAATTTCTTTTTATGAATAGTAAGATGCTTATATTTAGATTTTTTACGTCTTCTGATTCTGGGCATAGATTATTTTATCATATATAAGTAGAATTTTGACCCCTTTAAGTTTTTTTTAAAATTTTAAAAGGGTCGTGAAAACCGCGAATACAAAACGTAACTGAACGTACAGACTGTGCCACCATAGAAAGTCAAATAAGCTAGTATTAACGCCATCTGTGCCACCCTGTGCCACCATAAATCGACCCTCTGGCACAGCTACTATTCAATAATACCAACACTTATTCGTTAAAAACACCCTCTGTGCCACTGTGCCACCACTAAAAACTTTTACAAAAAAAAAAATCAATGCCCTCAAATCTCCACTTAGTTGGCACAAGTGTGACATAAATGTCACACTGTTGCATAAATATCACACTTAATGGGGAATTAAAGTTAGAAAATAGAGTGAAGAGGCAAAGAAAATCACCATCATCACTATAAATAGGGTGTCAGGATTCCACATCCTACTCTTCGTCTGAGTCTTCTAGTTCGTCGATAGCTTCATCAAGTTGATTTAAAAGATCATCTTCTTTTTCTTCTAATTTATCTATTTGATCTTTAATCTTTCTTATCTTTTTAACTGCTTTATTCATTATTTTTTCCTTTTCTTGTTCTTATTCTTTTTGCCTTTTTTCTTATTTAACTTTTTTATATAGTTCTTATCTTTTTTCTTTTTCTTTTTAGCCATGTTTACCTCCTTCTTTAATCTGTTGTAATCTTCTTCGCTGATATCGTCAACACCAAACTCTGCTTCATCCATTTAATGAAGTTTTACCTTCTTGAGATTGTAAGGTTTGACAGGAGCATCCTTAATGACTTCCATCATTTCCTCATACTCGTCATCATTGAGTTGAGTCTTATATATTCTTTGGGCAATAGCCATCATCGTTCCGGCTACGAGTTCAGGGGGTTTTTGATGATCATTCAAGAGATGCATAGCATGCTCAAATAAGTCATCGTATATTTTTATATAATCGTCTTTTTTCATATTAGCTGCTGGTGGTTCCCCGCTAGGTTTCCCACCAGCTCCCAAGGGATCCTTTAACTTTGTTTAAACGTAGGTGACATAAATCTTTTCAAAGCCTCAGGCTTTAAAACAACTCTAGCTGGTTCGGGTGAATTTATCAACTTGCTTTCCTGGAGTTCTATTTTTCTAATTTCTTCCAGGCGTCCATCCATTGTTTCTATATAGATTGGACAATCAGATATAATTGTACCTTTTTCATTTTTAGTAAACTTACCTAAGACTTGTTGGAAATCTCTTACTCTCATTTTCTTGTTTCCTTCCCATTCTTAAAGGCTCTCTTCTGAAGATGTCCTTTTTTATTCATGTAGGTACACCATCCACTGAATTCGGGATACTTCATGAGTAATTTTTTAAAAAGTTTTTTCCAACTCATAGCATTCATAATTTCAGCTTCGCCACCTTCTTTAGTGACGGTATATTCAAACTTCATCTTAAAATTCTCCCAGGTATGGTATTTGTTTTCCAGTCTTAATATCTATATTAGAATTAAAGTGTCGACCATGATCTTTAATAAATTGATTATTCTTTTCTGAATAATCATCAATGATATTTGAGAGAGTATCTACAAATCTTTTTGGAATTTTTTTACCGTCATATATTCGATCAAAGATATAAGCACAATCCCTTACACTTATTTGAATATTGTAAGAATCTTTTTGTCTACCACTCTTCCATTTCATAGGGTTATTTCTCCTTTCTTTTTTTAAGATAGGATATTATGGGGTTAATGTCAATTTTATATTTTTCCCACAGTAGCCTAAAATACATCATAATTTCTTTACGCATGGCTATGAGGTAGCCTAAAATGACAATAAAAAGTAACAACCACATCATTTCCACATCCACTCAGGTGATTTTCTAGGCTTAGTAGGATCAAATAGTTTTCGTAAGTTTTCTGATTTCTCTTTAGTCCATTCTGAATCCAAAGGTGGACCACTGTTACCTCTAACGTTTTGAAACCTATTCCAATCTTTTTCAGACCAAGCAAAAAGAGCGTTAGGTCCGCTATAGTATTTCATCTTATAATCACAGGCTAAAGCTGCCGCTATTAAAATACCATTAGCAACGTAATGATGAATATTATCCTCAACGACATGCTTGAAATGATAAGTGCTACCACTTTTATTTATGGTTTTAATTTTAGCAATGTTATTAGTTAAAAATTCAGCTACAGTTTTATACTCAATAGGCCTTTTAATGATTCTATCATCATCTAAATCATATACCCATTTACCATTGGACTTATAATTAAATCCTGCTGGTGTTAATTTAGGATAAAGCTTGTGTAACTGTTCTATTGTTAGAATCTTTACTCCATTACTTAAGTGTACATAGTTATTTTCATTTACTATCATTTGTTTTCTCCTTTTAATATTATTTTACCTGCTCCCATTTTAAATACATAAGACCTTTATGTTGTGCAATTTTTAAAGCTAGTTCTTTATCTCCATTTTCAGGATGAAAATAAATAATCAACCCATCTCTTCGATCAGATGGATTGTCTGTATTACTATTTAATTCATCTGTAATTTGATAGCTTCCACCCTTCTCATATTTACATACATTAACATCTTCGCTATCTTCTTTTTTTCTATCAAAAATAGTTACTCTGCTTATGTGCATTTCATTATATTCTTCATCAGAAGGATTAACTAATATATTAACATTCTCTTGTGATGTAGAATCTACTTTTACTAATTTATAATCTTTACTCATTTGTTTTCTCCTTTGTTGGTTGTTAAAAAATCTTTCTCCTTTATATCTACCTTAGGTTCGCGCTTCATTTCATAGTATTCATCAACCCGTCTTAAAAAATCATGTTTAGCTTTTTTAAATTCGGCTCCCTCTACTATAAATTCTTGATAGTGTCGGTCTTTACTACACATCATAATGACTCCTTTAGGAATACTTGTCTTATAGACATAATCATGAGCCATTGCATAGCCAGCTAATTGTTGAAAGTAATCCCCGATCCACTCTCTTTTTTTGGGTTTATTCGTTTGTTTAAAGTCTATGATCGCTTCTTGACCCTTGTG